CCTGGCCGCGCTGCTGGATGCTGCGCCTGCCGCCGATGAAGGCGACAAGACCGCAGACCATGCCGCGCAGACCGGCGACGCCAGCGGTGAAGGTGCCGGCGCTGCCGGTCAAGAAAACGGCGCTGCCGACGGCCAACAAGCCACCGGCGCGTAAGAGAAGGGAGAGGCCATGAGTACCGCTTTCGTGCGACAACTCGGTGCGGAATCCGGCGTTCAGCTCAACCCGCTGCGCGACAACTCCGAGATTCCCGCCGGTGATAACTCCGACCAGGTGTTCGGGATCATGATGCGGGCCACTCGTGGCCGTATCGACAAGCCGTTCGCCGTGGATCGCGGCAACGTGTTCAAGAAGCTGGGCGGCGGCGAGCAAATGCGCCTGTCCGCGCTCAACGAGGCGTGGGTGCATGTGGTGGAAGCGCTGAACAAGGGCGCCTACCAGGCCATCATCCAGCGGCTTTCGACGACCTCCGCTACCATCAAGTGGTTGGTGGTGACCGTCGAAATGACCGCCGGGGATCCGTTGGCAGTACCGCCAGTAGCGCCAGAGCCGACTGGAAACTTCACCTACACGGTGATGGCAGAAGATGAGTTCTTGGCGATGGCGGATCCTTTCCTGTTCGCCATCCAGCACCTGGAATGTCACAACGATGGCATCCAGGTCGAATTCCGCGCTGAATCCGTGCAGGATGCCGGCGTTGATGTCGCCAACGACAAGCTGACCCTGCGCCTGCGCGACAAGGACGACAACCTGCTGTACGAGTTTTACGGCTCGCTGAAGTCCGATTCCAAGGACGATTACGGCAACTCGAACTACCTGCCCGACGTGGCTCAGTCCATGACCGATGCCGTCGAATTGCAGACCGGCGTCGTGGGCGCCAACGCCGTCATCGCCGCCGGCTCCGAAGCCTATGGCTATGACAGCAATGGCCGCCAGCAATGGGCGAAGTCCGGCGTGCAGGTGTGCTTCTCCGAAGGCGGCACGGCCTACACCACGCAGGACTACATGGGCGCGCGCGAAAAGCTGCAATACACGCAGTTCGACTACGCCTATATCTCGTCCGGCGGCACGCAGGCCCCGGCGCTGCTGGCCCAACTCGCGCAACTGGCGTTCGACACGAACCGCCAGCTTCGCTTCGACATCCCCGGCAACCTGTCTCCCGAGGCGGCTATCGCCTTCGTGAATCAGCTCAACATGGGGGCCAGCCAGACCGCGCACCTGATGCACGCCTTCTGGGGCNCCGGCTGAAGTCCGACGACCCGACGGGCGTGAATCCCAACGGCTACATCGGCACGGCCACGCTGAACATCGCCTACGCCTGCGGGCGCAACGCCCAGGTGAATGCCAAGGGCTTCGCACCGAAGAACTACCCGGTGGCGGGCCGCGAATGGCCTATCCAGCGCACCCGCATCACGCAGACCTACAAGCTGCGCGACCAGGAACTGAATGCGCTGGCACGGGCCAAGATCAACCCGGTGGTGTACGAAACCTATACGGGCGGCGGGCGCTACGTCTTCCGCGATTCGCTGACCAGCGCGCTGGTCGAATCCAGCCTCAAGAAGCTGATCGCGGTGGCGGACATGTCCACCAGCATCGACGAGGCCGTGACGCGCGCCGCGAAGGACAACCTGCAACTGCCGATGGACATGGCGGTGAAGAAGACCAGGGACTTCCTGCAAACCCTCTTCGAGGGCGCGGAGGCGTCCAAGTGGATTGTGCCTTCCAGCGAGCCGGAAATGGGCGGAAAGTCGTTCGTGTATGACGTGCGGCCCAATGAAATGCGGCCATACGAGGACATGGACGTGACCTACGCTCTGCGCTACGACGGCACGAACCGCCGCACCTTCGTGACGCAGACCTTGAGCAAGTAACCGCCACCCGCAAACCGTATAGAGGAAAGGAAGCAAAACCATGACGAATCTGACTGAAATGCTGCGTGGCGCGCTCAAGCGCCCGGATCCCGCAGCCAAGAAGCCGGTGCTTGACGCCGCCGACGACGAACCGAACCTGTCGGGCGCCGACGACTACACCATCGCCGACATTTCCGTGTCGGCGGTGGCTGCCGTCCAGCAATGGGCGGAAACCGACGACCTGGACGATGGCGAAAGCTACGCCGACCGCCTGATGGCCCTCTTCGTGGGTATCGCCGATGCCAACGAAGGACGGCGACATCACCGAGGACGAGCAAGGCGTGCTGCAAGTGGCGCTCAACACCGCCTGGGACTACCTCGTGAAGTGCGGCGTGTCCGACGAGGACGCCGGCGCGCTGCTGAACGACTGGGATAGCGACGCTGCCGACCGCGTGCGCGACCTGGTGGCGTCCGTGCTGCCCGACGGCGAAGACGATGCCGGCTCCGACATCGACGCCTTCGTGTTCTCGGACGACGACCAGGAAGCCGCGCTGGACGCCGCCTATCGCAAGAAGGTGGTCATCCGTGGCGGCAAGAAGGTGCGCATCAACAAGCGCATTTCCGGCCACGTCCGCCTGTCCGCCAAGCAGAAAGTCGCCATCCGCAAGGCGCGGATGAAGAGCCATTCCGCCGGGGCGATGATGCGCCGCATGAAGTCCATGCGCATCCGCCAGCGCGCGGGCCTGAAGTAAGAAGTTCTCCTTGCCATGATGGGGCCTTGGGCGCTGCTGCGAGAGCGGTAGCGCCCTCTTTTCTTCTATGCCAAGCCTTCCTTCCATTCTCCCGCCCACCCTTGGGCCTGGTGGCCTGTCCTCGCTCTGGGACGGGCTTTCGCCGCATCTGATCGCCAGCATCTACGAGGTGGTCAAGACCGGCGATGATTCCTGGGGACGCACCGCGCAAAGCGACGCGGCCACCGTGCTCGCGCCGCTGACCGAGGCGAGCATGGAAATGGTGCTGAACTGGCAAAGCCCGTTCGAGCAGGCCGGACCGGAATCGAAGGCTCCGGCGCTCATGGCGATGCTTCAATCCGGCGCGCTTCAGCCCATCGTCGATGTCATGCTGCCCGGCAACAAGTCGGGCACGAAGACCGAGGGCAGCGCCCAGCAGAAGTCCAACGACTTCCTCAAGCAGTTCGAGGGCCGCACCGGCATCACGAAGCTGAACAGCACGCAGGTTTTCAACGGAATGCCGCCGGTGAAGATCCAGGTGGTGGCCCTGTTCCGCGCTTGGCGCGACCCCGCAAGCGAGGTCGAGGCGCCGTTCAACAAGCTCATGGAATGGGCGCTTCCCATCGAACTGTCCAAGGACGGCTCCCTGCTGGCGCGTGCCGCTGAAACCACGAAGGGCGACATGGGCTACGTCGAAGCCTTGATGCCGTCGCGCTCGCCCACGCGCGTAGCCATGAAGTTCAAGGGCCGCACCTATTCCCCGCTGGTGATCGAATCCATCGGGATGCCCATGAATTCCCCCGTCGATGCGAACGGCCAGTACGTCGAGCTGGCCGTCCCGATGACCCTCTGCACGCTGACCGCCATTGACCGCAAGGATTGGAGCAATGCGCAGCGGGTAGCCCTCATGTAGGAGCCAAAGTCCCATGATTTATTTCCCGCCCCTGCGCACGCGCCGTCTGACGGTGCAACTGCGCGAGCTGTCCATCGGCGATTCGCTGACCCTGGCCGCCATGCCGGGCCACATGGAAGAGGCCAGCACCACGGCCTTCCTGCGCTGCGCGGTCGATGCCGCCAAGGTTGCCGTGGAAGACCCGGCGCGCTGGACGGTGCAAGAGCGCATCCTGGCTGTCTGCCACTACCTTTCCGCCACGACCGAGGACGGCCCCGACTTCTCGCTGGGCGAGGGGCACTACTCGGACTACCTGCAAGGCGAGGCCGACATCCAGACTTCGGTGCAGGCCGTCGAGGTGGGCGAGGTCGGCGGCGACACCTGGCATGTCCGCCACCTGACTGGCGCAATGGCTGAATCCATCGAACGCATGGCCGGCGAGATCGAGGGACTTTCGGGCCGCCTGCATTGGCTCTTCGGCGCGATGGCCGCGCAACTGGTGCGCACCGGCGAGGAAGTGCCGGACGCCGCCGCCGGCGAGGGCGCATTCGACGAGTTCTTGCTGTCGCGCGTGATGGTGCTGAAGGGCTACCCGGAAAGCGACTTCGCCAAGCTGATGACGCTGTACCTCGAAGGGCGCGACAAGCTGCACCACTTCTTCAAGCTGGAATTCACCGAGGACGGCATCGTGGCTATGCCGAAAGGAGGGGCGGCGGGCAACCTGCCGCCGGCCCGATTTCCGGTTCATACCTGTCTCTCCCGAATGGCGCGCGAGCTGGTCGGAAAACCTGATGGGGACGGCATCTAGCCTCACCCTATATTCATCCACATCACTTAACGACGCCTTGGCGATGCAGCCCAGCGTCGTCAAGCGGTTCTTCGAGGGAAGGCCGTTTGAGGATTGGAAAAAGGGAAAGGAAGCGGAGTTGAAAACGCAAGCAGCTATCGTTGATCGCCTGAACACCGTGATTCGCGCGTGCGGGATTGTCGCCAAGACGATAGCGAGGTCTCGGTGATGTCAGAAAAACCCATGAGACGCATGGCGACATGCGACGCCGAGACTGGGCTTTGCCATCACGCCGGGCAGGCTTCCGAGGATGCGGCAGACTTTGCCGTAAAGAAGGTTTTTGCCATCCTTGGCGTTGATGTTGACCGCCCGGAGAGCGTAGAGGAATTCCGGGAAGATCTTCGTTTTGGCCGTCGCCTGCGCAAGGTTGCTGACCACGGAATGCTGGCCTTCTTTGGCGTTGCTGCTGCCGCGCTGGCCGCCGCCGTCTGGGCCGGCGTCGTCTCCAAGCTCAACGGCGGTCACTGATGGAACTTCTGCCCGACTGGAAGAATATCGCCCGCCGCGCGTGGAGCTTTCGCCTGGCCATCATCGCCGCCCTCTTGTCCGGGGCAGAGGTTGTGCTTCCGCTGTTCATCGACGTGCTGCCGCGCAACCTGTTTGCCTCCCTATCGTTTGTTGCCGTCGTCGGCGCGGCCCTGGCTCGCGTCGTCGCACAACCGAGGATGCACCAATGAATCGACCTCCCCGCAACGCACTTGCCGCACTGACGCTTTCTGCTGCTGCCCTTGTTGGCCTCGTGATGCATGAGGGCTACACCGACCGCGCCATCATCCCGGTAAAGGGCGATGTCCCGACAATCGGCTTTGGCACGACCGGCGGCGTCAAGATGGGCGATACGATCACGCCACCCAAGGCCCTGGCGCGCGCGCTGACCGATGTGCAGAAGTTCGAGGGGGCGCTGAAGCAATGCGTCACCGCTCCGCTTCATCAGTACGAGTACGACGCTTTTGTTGGCTTCTCATACAACGTCGGCTCTGCTGCATTCTGTCGATCCGGTATCGTGAAGAATCTGAACGCCGGAGACTACCAGGGCGCTTGCCGTGAAATCCTGCGCTGGACGTATTTCCAGGGGAAGAACTGCGCAGCACCAGAGAACGCACGCCTCTGTGGTGGCCTGGCGAAGCGCCGGCAGGAAGAGTATCGGCAGTGCATGGGGGGCGAATAATGAGCATCGTGAGCGCACTCATTCCGGCGCTGTACCGCTGGCTGTTCTGGCTGGCGGCCGTCGCCATCATCGCCGGAGTCGGCGCATGGGGGGGACACAAGGCCACGCAAGCCTATTACCAGCCGAAGATCGAGAAGCTGGAGATACGGGCGAAGGCTGCCGAGGATCTAGCCAAGGAGTTCGAGACGGCCTACAACGCACTGGCCAGCGCAACCCAGCGCCAGAACGAGGCCATCAACAAGCTGCGTTCCGATGCCGCAGAGCGCCAGCGCCTGGCGGACATCGCGGTAGCCAAGGCCAAGGCGGAAGCCGTAGCGTTCAATGGCAAGGCGACGGCCATCATGGGCCTCAAGTT